GTGCCGCACACGTTTTCGCGGAAAACAGATTCTGCGCGCCGCGGGCCCGGGCGCACGGATCAACGACGGATCAGAGGGGGATCGAGGCATGGAGTGTGACAGGTCTGGTCAGAGTGTGATCCTGGTCGTCGGCCGTCCGCTCGAGCTTCCCTGGAACTTTGCCGGCGACGAGCTCGGGACGTGCGCCTACTGCGGCCGGTTCGTGCGGTACCGGATCCGGCCCGTCCCGGGCGTCGTGGTCTGCCCGATCTGCGCGGGCTCGGCGCCGGGCGACGTCTGGATCCTCCCGCCCGAGCAGCTCGGCGCCGCGCGCCAGGCGCTCCCCGCGGCCGCGCCATGATCCGCGCCCTGCGTCGCCTGTTCGTGAAACTCTTCGGCGATCCGCCCGATCCGGCCTGGCATCCTCAAACGCCGGTCCCGCGGTTCACGGGGTACGATCCGGACCTGGCGCGCCAGGGCGTGGAGCGGGCGCACGATCGGGCGACACGTATCCGGCGCGCGAACGACGGCCCCGGGCGGGGCCTGTAGCATGGGCAATTGGAACTCGGGCCGCCGACCGGCGCCGTCCGCGCTGAAGGTGCTGCGGGGCAACCCCGGCAAGCGGCCGCTCAACGTCGCCGAGCCCACGATCCCGGCGGCCGATCCGTCGTTCGACACGCCCCCGCTCGAGCTCGCCGACGACCCGGCCGCGGCCGCCGAGTGGACGCGCGTCGCGCCGCTGCTCCGCCGGGTTGGGCTCGTGAGCGCGACCGAGCGCGCCGCGCTGACCGCGCTCTGTCAACAGTGGTCGCGGTACCTCGCCGCGCACGCCCAGGTGATGGCGCTCGGGATGTGTATCGAGACGACGAAGAGCGTTCCGATCCCGAATCCGTATCTGCTCGTCGCCGATCGCGCGCTCCAACACTGTCAACGGCTCTGGTCGGAGCTCGGGCTGACGCCGTCGGGCCGCGCCCGCGCCTCGAAGCTCCCGACGCCGCCAGGCGAGGCGGCGCCCTCGAAATGGGCGGGGCTGCTCACATGACGCAGCCCGTACTCTTCGAGCTCGGGAGCGCCTGTCCGGAGACGTCACGCGCCCGCCCATCGAAAGCGATCGTGCGCATGCACCTCAAGCACGGGCCAGGGCCCGCCGGGCGTACGTGTCGGAGGTGTGATCACCTGATTCGCGACCCGTGGCACCGGCGAACGTACTTCAAGTGTCGGCTGTTTGGCGTCACGTCGGGCCCGGCGACGGATTGGCGGCTGAGCTGGCCCGCGTGCGGGAAGTTCGAAGAGCGCGCCACGGTTACGAGATGAAGAACCCGAACGGCCCCGATCACGGCGCCGCGGCGGATCGCGACGACCACGACGCGCGGGTCGGGCGAGCGGCCGTCCAGGCGGTCGCGACGCGGATCCGGCGCGCCCTCGACGCACACGAACCGATCGGCGGCGAGTATGACGACGGCTGGAACGACGCGGCCGATCTGGTCCTGACGCTGCTCCCGCGGCCGGGCGCGGCGACATGACGAACCCGAACGGCCCCGATCGCAAGGTTCAGATCATCAACCAGCTGACGCACACGAAAGGCCCGTTCGCGGGGCAACCGTTCAACCTCCGGCCCTGGCAAGAGAAGAAGATCATCCGGCCGCTCTTCAAGATCGACCGCCGCACGGGCAAACGGCAGTACCGGATGTGCCTATTGATGACGCCGCGCAAGAACGGGAAAACCGAACTCGTCGCCGCGCTCGCGATCGACGGGCTGCTCTTCGACGGGGAAATCGGCGCGGAAGTGTACAGCGCGGCCGCGGACAAGGACCAGGCGGCGCTCGCGTTCAACGTCGCCGCGCAGATGATCCGGAACGACCCGGAGCTGCTCGCCCGCTGCGACATTCTCGACTCGCAGAAACGGATCGTCGATCACAAGACGGGCTCGTTCTACCGCGCGATTTCGGCGGAGGCGTACTCGAAACACGGATTCAACGCGTCGCGCGTGCTCTACGACGAGCTCCACGCGGCCCAGTCGCGCGAGCTCTGGGACGTGCTCACGTCGTCGACGGGCGCCCGCGCGCAACCGCTCATGATCGCGATCTCCACGGCCGGGTACGATCGGCATTCGATTTTGTTCGAGATGTATCAGCACGCGAAGCGGGTCGCCAAGACGCCGGCGCTCGATCCGTCGTTCCTCCCGATCATCTTCGAAGCGCCCGACGACGCCGACTGGACCGACGAGCAGGTCTGGAAGCGCGCGAATCCGGCGCTCGGGGATTTCCGCTCGCTCGAGGAGATGCGCGCCGCATGCGCCAGGGCGAAGGAGATTCCCGCCCAGGAGCAAGCGTTCCGCCGGCTGTACCTCAACCAGTGGACCGAGCAAGCCTCGCGGTGGATTGGGCTCGACGCCTGGGACCGCTGCCAGGTCCCGATCGACCGCGCCGCGCTCCGCGGCCGAAAGTGTTACGTCGGGCTTGACTTGTCGACGACGACCGACCTGACGGCCGCGGTGGCCGTATTTCCCGACGGCGAGTACTTCGACGTCCTGGCGGCGTTCTTCGCGCCGGCGGAGCGGATCGTCCAGCGGACGACGCGGGATCGCGTCCCGTACGTGGACTGGGCGCGCGAGGAGCTGCTGACGGCGACGCCTGGCGCGGTCGTCGACTACGAGTACCTCCGCCGGCTGCTCCTCGACTGGGATCAGGAATTCGACGTCCAGGTCGTCGCGTACGACCCCTGGAACGCGACCGACATCATCAGTCGCCTCGAAAAGACGGACGGGTTCACGTGCGCGAAAGTCCGCCAGGGGTTCGCGACGCTGTCGGCGCCGTCGAAACTTCTCGAGAAGGCGATTCTCGGCCAGCAGCTCCGCCACGACGGACACCCGATTCTCCGCTGGAACATCGGCAATATGTCGGTAGAATCGGACGCGGCGGGCAACATCAAACCGTCGAAGGATCTCTCGACGGAACGGATCGACGGCGGGTACGCGCTGATCATGGCGATCGATGCGATGGCCCGCCACGGGCACGACGCCGCGCCCGGCTACCAGATGATCATTCTCGGGGGACCGTAATGTCGAACCGCCTCGGGCGCCCGCCCCTCGATCCGACCGACCGATCCGTCGTCGTCACGCTCACGCTCACGAGTCGGACGCGCGATCGCATTGCGCGCCGCGCGGCGCTCGAGCGCGTCTCCGTGCCCGAAATCATCCGGCGCGACCTAGCGAACTCGGCGACTAAAAACTCAGAAATATCGCGCGGGTAGAATCCCGGGCGTGTTGCGCGCGTACGCCGTCCTCGATTACAAGCGGGCCGACGCCGCGACGCGCCGCATTGCCGGGACGGCCACGACGCCCGCGCTCGACCGCACGGGCGATTCCATCGATCCGTTTGGCGCCACGTTCACCAATCCCCTTCCGCTGCTCTGGCACCACAACCCGGAACGCTCGATCGGGACCGTGACGCTCCAGGCGCCGACGCGGGACGGGATCCGGTTTGACGCCATACTCGCGACGGTCGACGAACCCGGGCCGCTCCGCGACCGGGTCGACGAGGCGTGGCAGTCGATCAAGGCCGGTCTGATTATGGGCGTCTCGATCGGGTACCGCGCGCTCGAGGGCGGCGTCCAGATGCTCAAGGGCGGCGGCCGCCGATTTACCCAGATCGAAATCTGTGAACTCTCGCTCGTGACCGTGCCCGCGAATATGCACGCGACGATCGATGTGATCAAGTCGCTCGACGCCGCGTACCTGGCCGCGCCTGGCCGTGCTCCCTCCGACACGTCGGAACGTCCCCCGGTTCGCGCGCACAAGGGCGCGCCCCCTATGACTGCAAACGAGAAGATCCAGAATTTCGAAAATACTCGCGCCGCGAAGGTCGCCCGCATGGCGACGATCATGGACGCGGCGGTCGACTCGACGCTGGCCGAGAACCAACGCGAGGAGTACGACGAGCTGACGCTCGACGTGAAGGGGATCGACGACCACCTGGTGCGCGCCCGCGAGCTCGAGAAGCTCCAGGCGGCCGGCGCGACGCGCGTCGTCCCGGCGCCCGGGATCGTCCGCCCGAACTCGGTCATCTCGATCAAGTCGAACGTGCCCCCGGGGACCGCGTTCGTTCGCGCCGCGTGTGCGAAGCTCGTCTGTAACGGCAATGTGCACGAGGCGGCCGAGTACGCCAAGCGGTGGGACAGCTCGACGCCGGAAGTCGCGCTGTACCTGAAGGCCGCGATCGCGCCAGGCACGACGACCGACGCGACCTGGGCCGGCCCGCTCGTGAATGCGGCGATTGCGGCCGAATTCATCGAACTACTGCGGCCCGCGACGATTATCGGCCAGTTTCCGCCGACCGGCTCCGGAGCACTCCGGACGATTCCGTTCAACACGAAAGTCCCTGCACAGACCGCGGGGGGAACGTATGGATGGGTCGGCGAATCGAAACCGAAGCCCGTCACGAAACTCGCGTTCGCGGCGACGACGCTGCCGATCGCGAAGGCCGCCGGCATCATCGTCCTGACCGAAGAGCTCGTGCGGCTGTCGAATCCGTCGGCGGAGGATCTGGTCCGGCGCGACATGATCGCCGGGATCGCGCAGTTCCTCGATGCACAGTTCATCGATCCGGCCGTCGCGGCCGTCGCCGGGGTCAACCCCGCGTCGATCACGAACGGCGCGCCGACCGCCGCCGGGAGCGCGAACCCGCTCGCCGACGTGATCTCGCTGATCAATCACTTCGCGACGAACAACATCGCCGTCGACGGGGTGACGTTCATTCTCTCGGCGGCGAACGCGCTCGGGTTGTCGTTCCGCACGAACCCCGACGGCTCGCCGATGTTCCCGGGCATCACGATCAACGGCGGGAACTACAAGGGGTTGCGATTCATTGCCAGCCAGGCCGCCGGGACGAACGTGATCGCGCTGCAGCCGTCGCTCGTGCTCTACGCCGACGACGGCGGGGTGACGATCGACGCGTCGCGCGAGGCGTCGCTGCAGATGGACAGCGCGCCGATGTCGCCCTCCGATGCGACGACGGTGTACGTGTCGCTCTGGCAGACGAACTGCGTCGGGCTGCGGGCCGAGCGGTTCGTGAACTGGCTGCGGGCGAACGCCAACGCCGTGAAGTACCTGACGGCGGTCGCCTGGCCCGCGCCGAGCGGCGCCGCCGCGGACGCGCCCGGGGCGTTGTTCGCGAAGTAGTTCCCTCGAGCGGCGGGGCGGCGGGCGGGTTTCCCCTCGCCCCCGTCTCGCCGCCTCGGTCGGGCCCCCATGCAGCTCGCCATTCTCGGGTACGAACTGATCGCGCGGAAAGCGGCCGCGGGCCTCCGCCCGCTCGATACCGCGTCGGGCCGCGGCGGCTGGTATCCGATCGTGCGGGAGTCGTTTACCGGCGCCTGGCAGAACAACGTCACCGTCGGCGGCGAAACGGCGCTCAGTCACTTCGCCGTGTTCGCGTGCGTCACGCTGATCGCGGGCGATATCGCGAAGATGGCCCTCCGCCTGGTCGAACGCGACGACGAGGGGATCTGGCACGAAACGACCAACCCCGCGTACTCACCGGTCCTGCGCAAACCGAACCGGTACCAGACGATCGTGAAGTTCGTCGAGCAGTGGATCACGTCGAAGCTCGTGCACGGGAACACGTACGTCCTGAAAGAGCGGGACCAGCGGGGCGTCGTGAAGGCGCTCTACGTGCTCGATCCGACGAAGGTCTGCCCGATGGTCGCGTCCGACGGCGCTGTGTATTACGAGCTCCGCCGGAACGACCTGACGGGGCTCGGGCCCGAGCTGGTGGCCGACCAGGTCGTCGTCCCCGCGTCCGAAATCATTCACGACCTGATGGTCGCACTTTTTCACCCGTTGATCGGCGTCTCGCCGCTCTACGCGTGCGGCCTGTCCGCGCTCCAGGGGATCACGATCCAGCAGACGAGTCAGAAGTTCTTCGCCGGCGGGTCGAATCCCGGCGGCGTCCTGACCGCGCCTGGCGCGATCGCCGACGAGACGGCAAAGCGGCTCAAGGACTATTGGGATCAGAACTTCTCAGGCGATAACGTCGGGAAAGTCGCCGTGCTCGGCGACGGCCTGAAGTACGAACCGATGACGGTCAACGCGGCCGACGCGCAGCTGATCGAGCAGCTGAAAATGAGCGCGGAAACCGTCTGCTCCTGCTTCCACGTGCCGCCGTTCATGATCGGGGTCGGCCCGCCGCCGCCCTTCGCCAACGTCGAACCGATGCAGCAGCAGTACTACAGCCAGGCGATCCAGAGCCTGGTCGTCTCGCTCGAAACCTCGCTCGATGAAGGGCTCGCGATCGCGGGGACCCCGTTCGGGACCGAATTCGACATCGACGATCTGATCTACATGGACACGGCGACGAAAACGAAGGCGGCGGCCGACGCGATCGGCGCCGGCGCCGTGTCGCCGAACGAAGCGCGGAAAAAGTACTTCGGGCTCGGGTCGGTCAAGGGCGGCGACACGCCGTACATGCAGCAGCAGAACTACTCGCTGGCCGCGCTCGACGAACGGGATCGGAATGCGCCCTTCGCGCCCGCGCCCGCCCCGCCGGCCGCCCTGCCCGCGCCGGCGGCGCCCGCGCCGGTCGACGAGGTGAAGGGCGCCCGGTGGGGCGCCGTCGCCCTGGCGCTCTTGCAAAAGGATTTGGGGGGCCTGACCGATGGACTCTGAGACGCCCCGCCCCCGGATGTCCGCGAAGTGGCACCGCTGCTGGACGAAGGTCCAGGCGGAAGGCTACGACGCGCACCAGGCCGCCGCCATTTGCACCGCCGCGCTCGAGGAGGAGTCGTACGCCGCGGCCGCCGAGCTGGACGACCCGGCCGTCCTGGTCGACGCCATGGTGTCGGCCGTCAGACAGGCCCTCGCGCCCGTCGTGGGCCGGGTGAAGGCGCTCGAGGCGGCCCAGGCGGGACTCGGCGAGCTCCAGGCGACGGTCGCGACGCTGGCGGGTGCTCCGCCCGTCCCTGGGCCGCCGGGCCCGCCTGGGCCGCCTGGGCCGGCCGGCCTGCCCGGGGCCGCCGGGCCGGGCCTCGAGACGCTCAGCTACGACGGGGAACGGACGGTGACATTCGGCTGGACCCGGGACGGCGCCGCCGAAGAGAAGGCGTTCGTCGTGCCTCAAATGCTGTACCGGGGCGTGCACGTCCCGGGGCGCCTCTATGAGCGGGGCGACTGCGTCACGGCCGACGGCTCCGTCTTTCATTGCAACGTGGACACGACGACCACGCCCGGCGGCGCGACGGGCGCCTGGACGCTGGCCGTCAAACGCGGGAAGAACGCGCGATGAGATCCTGGGCGTTTCTCTTCGCCGCGCCGCCCGATCCGCTCACCCTCGGGGACGGGGAGCTCCGCTTCGACGCGGGGCCGCCGTACGTGGGGTTCGTGACGCGCCTGTACGTCGACAACCTGGACCGCGACGGGCAGTACATCCGCCCGATGGTCGTCGACGCCGCGACCCCTGGGACGGTCCTCTACCTCGAGGGGGCGGGCGGGACGTTCGCGCACCTGCAGCTGTTGCGCGTGCCGATCCCGCAAGTCGGGTACCTCGAGCTCCCCGTCGTCGTGCTCGAGGCGAGCGCGACGGGGATCCCGGCGGGCCCGGTGACGGCCGCGTTTCTCACGCCCGGCCCGCTCGACGCCGGCGACGATCCGCTCCTCGTGACGCTCGCGACCGCGAAAGATCACCTCCGGATCACCGACACGCTCCACGACACGGACGTGTCCCAGAAGCTCAAGAGCGCGAGCGCCACGATCCGCGACTACGTGAAGGATCAGAACGACCCGACCTGGGACGACGTCACGGCGCCGCCCTGGATCCAGGCGGCCGTGCTCCTGCTCCTGGCGCACCTGTACGAACATCGCGGCGATGAATTCGGCGCCGCCGGCGACAACGACGTGCGGGTCTGGGACGCGATCGCGAATCTGCTCCGACGGTCGCGCGATCCGGCGCTCGCCTGAGTTGTTGGGATTAGTGGGAGTGTGATGGGGATCGGGAACTTCCGACACGTCGGGACCGTGCAAGCGCCCGTGTCGGTCCCTGACGGGGACGGCGGGACCGTCGAGACCTGGACGGATCTCCCGCCGGCCTGGCCGATCGACATCCGGCCGGCGACGGTCCGAGATCTGGAGCGGCAGACGGCGGGGACGATTGTCGCGACGGCGACGCACGTGATCCACGGGCGGTACCGGGCCGACGTCAACGTGAAGTGTCGCATCGTGTTCGAAGGGCGCCTGTTTCAGATCACGGGCCTCGCGCGCCCGTTCGAACGGCCGATCGATTTGTTGTTGTTTGCGAAGGAGATGATCTAGTGTCGGCCAAGCTCGAGCTCCGCGGCTTCGACGAACTGAAGGCGTATTTCGCCCAGTTCGCCGAGAAGCTGCAACACGACGCCGATCCGATCCTGTTGCGGGCCGCGCGCCAGTCGGAAGCGCAGCTGCTCGAGGCGTATCCCGTCGTGACCGGCGCGCTCCGGGCGGGCGTCAAGATCGTCGAGCGCCGGACCCGCCGCGGGGTGACGTTCTACCGGCTCATGTCGTCCGCGTACCACGCGCACTTGTACGAATTCGGGACCGCGCGCCAGCCGCCGCGCGCGACGTTTCTCCCGATTACCGAACGCGATCGACGGTCGGCGACGGTCGCGATCGCGGACCTCGTTCGCGCAGAAGGGCTCGCCGTCACGGGGGATCGGGTGTGATCGACGTGAGCGAAGTCGAGCGCGCCCTGATCGGGACGCTCGCGGCGGATCCCGAACTGACGGGGTACCTCCCCGATGGGGTGTATTTCGATCTGGCGCTCCAGAGCTCGACGCGGTTCGCGATCGTGAGCGCGTCGACGTCGCGCGCGGACATGGAGTTTCACGGGGTCGACTCCTGGCGCGCGCTGATCTATGTCGTGAAGGCGGTCGTCCTCAGTAGCGGGACGCCCGTGATCGCCCAGGCGGACGCGCGGATCGCCGCGCTGCTCGATCGCCAACCGCTCGCCCTCCCGCCGGCCGCCGGCGCGGGGCTCATGGTCATGCGGTGGGTCGATCGGGTGCGGTACACGGAAAACGTCGACGGCAACACCTGGCAGCATCGGGGCGCGCGGTACGAAGTGATCGTCACGCCCGTTTGAGGGGAGCACACGTTATGCGGAGACATGGATCACACGGCTCGGTTGAAATGGACGCCACGGGCGGCGCGACGCCGGCCGTCGTCGCCTCGCTCAACACCTGGTCGCTGGACCTGAAGCGCGATCGCGCCGACGCGACCTGCTTCGGCGACACGACGAAAGTGTACGTGCAGGGGTTGCCCGACATCAGCGGGAAGCTCGAGGGGGTCTGGGATGAGACGCTGTCCCCGGTGCTCTTCGGGGTCGCGCTCGGGGAAGTCGCCGCACTCCTCAAGCTGATCCCGTCGGACCTGGCGCCGACGTACTTCTTCTCGGGCCTGGCGTACCTCGACACGGGGATCGAAGTCGCGCACGACGGCGCGATCAAGGTCTCGGGGACGTTCGCGGGCGCGGGGCCCTGGACGATGGACCCCGTCATTCCGTAAATGCAGACGATCCGCGGGCGCGTGGCGGCCGTCAAGTGGGCGTATTACACGGCCGCGGCCGTCGAGGGGTACACCGTGACCCACGCGCCGAAGGCGGCCGGCTGGTCGGTCACGGGGACGCTCGTCCCCGGCGCCGTCGACGCGTACAAGCTGGCGCAGCGCCCGCTGTTCTTCGTCGCCCCGTTCAAGCGGGGCGCCTGGCGGTGGGAAATTCAGACGCTCACGCGGCGCGACGGCGGGCAGTTCGTCGCGCAGCTCGGGCCCGTTTCGATTGAGGGGGAGCATGGGATCACGCGTCCGACGCCCTGAAGTGGATGTGCTGCCGATTTCCGGCGGCGACACGATCACGGTCAAACGGTTTCTCACCGCCGGCGAATTTCGCGTGCTGATCAAAGCGTCGGCGAAACCCATCCGGCTGGACGCGGCGACCGCAGCCAGTGGACAGGATTTGATGTTCGAAGTCGACCCGGCGGAAAGCGGCGTCGGGATCGTCCTGGCGTACCTCCTGGACTGGACGTTCACCGACTTCGACGGCCGGCCGATCGTGATTCGCGATCAACCGCCGTCGGTCGTCCGCGCCGCGCTCGACGCGATCGACTCGCAGAGCTACATGGAAGTCCAGAAGGCGATCCAGGCGCACGATCAGACGATGCGCGCGTTCATCGCGGACGAAAAAAAAACGACCGCTGGCGCGACGACGCCCGCGCCGACTTCGCCCTCTGCCGGCTGACGGGCTGGACGCTCCAGGACGTGTGGGATCTCCCGATGCACTACTACGAATTCCTCGTCGACGAACTGAAGCGCGAGTCGGCCCGGTGACGCGATGCCGCTGACCGCGAATTTTATCGCCGATTTCTCGTCGTTCATCACCGCCTGTCGGGATGCGACGACGTCGACCGAGGAGCTCGTCGAGGCGGCGGGGAAAGTCGGCGCCGACGTCGACCAGATGATCGCCCAGACGGCGGGCGGCATCAAGAACGCCGCCGTGGCGATCGGCGACTTCGCGAAAACGACGTTCACGGTCCTGACCTCGTCGCAGGTGAAGGACTTCGTTAGTGATGTCACGTTCGCGGTGTCGGGGTTCATCAAGGAATTCGAAGAGGGGGAGGTCGCGACGTCACGGCTGACCGTCGCGCTGAGGGACGCGGGGCAAGCCTCGCCGGCCGTCATCGCCGCGTACGGCGAAATGGCGACGCAGCTCCAACACGTGTCCCGGTTCTCGGACGAAGCGATCACCGACGCGCAGACGATCTTTACGACGATCGGCCAGGTCGGCCCCGAGAACATGCGCCTGGTGCTCGAGGCGACGATGAATCTCGCGCGCGGGATGAACATGGAGCTCGTCCCCGCCGCGAAGCTCGTCGCCCAGGCCGCGCAGAGCGACGGCGAATCGCTCGGGAAACTCCACAAGATCTTCGGCGATGCGATCCCGGAGGGGGCGAAATTCTCTGAGGTGCTCGAGGCGATCAACGAGAAATTCGGCGGGCAGTATCAAGCGGATCTCGAAACGACGACCGGGAAACTGGCGAATCTCAAAAACCAGATGTCCGACATCAACGAGCAGATCGGCGCGGCGCTCGCCGAGAATCTGAAGACGGTCCTCGGGTTGTTCACGGCGCTCCCGGAAGGGATGCAAACGTTCATCATCGCGGCCGTCGCGATCGGGGCCGCGCTCGCGCCGATCCTGATCTCGCTCTCGTCGGTGGTCACGCTCCTGGGCGCCTCGGGGCTCATGGGCGCGCTCGGCGCGGCCGGCGCCGCGATCGTGCCGTTTCTCCCCTTGATTGCGGCGATCGCGGCCGCGGTGCTCGCCGTGTGGGCGGTGTGGCACTACTGGGATGACATGGTCGCGCTCGTCAAAAAGGCGGTCGACTATCTGAAGATCTATCTCGGCGACGTGCTCCCGGCCGCCTTCCGGGCAACGATCGACACCGTCAAACAGTGGTACTCAGACATCAAGCTCTGGCTCTACGACAAGCTCGCCTGGCTCATCGGCGAAGTGGTCAAGCTCCCCGGGAAAGTGACGGCCGCGTTTGGGGAGATGTACGACGCGATCATCGGGCACTCCTACGTGCCCGATCTCATGAACGGGATCGCGCGCCATTTCGCGAGCCTGAACTACATCATGGTCAATCCGGCGCTGGCGGCGGCGCAGGTCGTCTACGGGGCGTTCGCCCCCCTGGGCGATCCGATCAAGATCGCGGCCGCCTCGATCGGCGGCGGCGGGGCCGCGGGCGGCGAGGCGGCGTGGGGCGGGGGCGGGGGCGGCGGCGGGGCCACGACCGTCAATGTCACGGTGAATATGTCGGGGATGCTCTCGGCCGACGATCCGCAAACGCGCGCGGCCGTCGCGGATCTGGTCTCCGACGCCGTCATGCAGGGGATGCGCGGGACGCGCCGGCTCGGGACGGTATAGGCGATGGCCGCGACCGATGTCGTCGTCCTGATCGACGGCCAGGTCGTCACCCCGTTCGCGCGCGTCGGGCGCCTGCGGATCGACGACCTGCTGAACGACGCGCCGAACATGGCGGCGCTCACGTTCGTCTCGGCGCCGCGCCTCGCGTCCGCCGAGACCGTGGGCGCCTTTGCCCCTCATGCCTTCGATGTCGGCGCGTTCGCGAGTCTGACGAGCCTGGCGGGCGCGTTTACCGACGCGTTCGATCCGGGCGCGTTTGCGCACCAACCGTCCCACGCCGTCCCGATCACGCCTCCGCCGATCCTCCCGGGTGCCCTGATCGCGATCTATGCGGGCACGATCGACCCCGCGACGCAGCTCTTCGGCGGGCAGATCACCGTCCGCGAGCAGTACGCCGAGCTCGACGTCCCGGCCCATGTCCGCTACGACCTCACGTGTATGGATTGGACGCGGCGGCTGAATCATCGCACCGTGACGACCGAGTACCTCACCGCGAGCGTCACGGCGATCGTCCAGGACGTGATCACCCGGTTCGCGCCGCTCATCACGACGGCGCACGTTCAGGCGGGGCTGCCGTCGATCCCTGGGATGACGTTCACGTTCGAAGATGTCTCGGGCGCGCTGTCGCGCCTGGCGAAGAACATCGGCGCGCAGTGGTACGTCGACTACGTCGGCGACTTGCATTTCTTCATCGGAACGGAAGCGGGGCCGCAACCGGCGCCGATCGTGCCCGGCGGCCGCTTTGCCGACCTGAAGATCGCGGCGGATCTCACCCAGATCCGGACGCGCGTCATCATTGAGGGGGCGGGCGGGGCCGCGGCGGCGACGCTCGCGACGGCCGACAGTCTGATCCCGCTCTCGACGGTGGTCTCCTTCCCGGCGGCCGGCGGCCGCGCCAAGATCGGGACCGCGCTCGTGACGTACACGGGCACACTCCCCGGAGGCGTGAAGGCGAATACAACGGCCCCGTTCCCGCCCGGGACGGCCCCCGTCGACCCGATCCCCCCGCCCGCGGCGCCAGGCGCCCCCGGGGTCGCGCTCGCGCCCACGTCGACGCCCGGGAAGCTCACGGGCGGGCCGTACACGTACGCCGTGACCCTGGAACTGTCCGATGGGCGGCGGTCGGACGTCGGCGCCGCGTCCGCGCCCGTGACCATTCCCGCGGCCGCGAACCCGCCCCCGACGACCGCGACCCTGCCGACCCCGCCGATCGCGGGGCCGATTCGGGCGGGGGTGACGGCCACGTACGCGACCAGTTACGTCGACGCGGCGGGGAATGAAACCGTCGCGACGACGGGCGGGACGATCGTCACGGGGCGCGGGGTCGCGGCGCCCGCGGGATTCGTCGCCGTCAACGCGTCCACGGGGGGCGCGGTCGATCTTGGCTGGCGCGTGTACCGGATGACGTACGTCACCGCCGCGGGGGAAACGGCCCCGTCGCCGCTCGGGGCCGCGGTCCAAACGATCGCGGGGTTTCAGACCCACGTGATCTCGCTCATGCCGTCGAGCGATCCGCGGGTCGTCGCCCAAAAGATCTACCGATCGACGACCTCGGACCAGAGTACCGGGGCCGCGGCGCCGTACCGCTTTGTGATGTCGGTCACGGGATCCGGCCAGGTGAACGATATTTCGTCGGACGCCGCGCTCCCGACGGCCGCGCTCCCGATCACGTCGACGGCCGACACGCCGGAAGGGGCGGTGGTGACGGTGCCCACGTCAAGCGATCCGCGGATCGTCGCCCGTCGCCTGTACCGGAAGGATGGCGGGGGCGAGTATCGCCTGGTCGCGCACCTGGCCGACAACGTGACGACGACATTCGCCGATACGCTCCCCGCGACCGGCGGACAGCTCGCGCCCACGATCAACCGCGTCACGACGGGCGCGGTCCTGGTCTCAGGGATCGCGATCGGGCCCGCGGAGACCGTGCGCCGGCGGCTGTTCCGGACCGCCGCGGGCGGATCGCAAATGCGGGAACTGGTCACGTTGAACGACAACACGACGACGACGTACACCGATGTCGACGGCGATACCGCGCTCGGCGGCGCGCCGCTCCCGCCCCAGGGGATCGCGGGGAATCCCGGCGGCGCGGGCGGGGTGCAGCCGCCGACCCTCGCGGGCGCGACGCTGATCGAGCTCGACACGCTCGCCGGGATCCCGGCGGCGGGCTGGATCCTCGTCGAAGAACAAGTGATCCGGTACACCGGCACGTCGACCGCGGCGGGCCGGTTCTTTCTGACGGGCGTCCCCGCGGCGGGCGCCGGGGCGATCACGGCCGATATGCTCGCGGGGACCGTGATCTCGACGGTGCCGGCGCTCGTGGGCGTCGCGCCGTCGCAACGGGTGACGATTGGCGACGATGTGAACCTGATCGTCCAGGTCGACGACCTCCCCGCCCAGACGGCACTCGCGGCGGTCGAAGGCGGCGACGGCATTGTCGAGCACTACATCCAAGATCGCCGGCTGAGCGACGACGGCGCCCGCGCGCGCGGGCTCGCGGAGCTCGTGCTGTTCAAAGCGGTCGAAACGCGGATCTCGTACACGACGCACGATCCCGAGACGCGCAGTGGGCGGACCGTGCACGTGAACCTGCCGGCGCCGACGAACCTGTCGGGGGACTTTCTCATTCAGCGCGTGACGATCGACGAGGTAATGACCTGGACGGAGACGTACCCGCGCCGGGTCGTCGATGCGTCGACGACGCGGTTCAGTTTCGACGATGTGTTGGCGCGGCTTCTCCTGGAGCAGACATGAAAATCCTCGATCACCGATTCAAGAGCGCGAAGGCGGACGGCGCCGACGCGTCGCAAGTGCAACCCTCCCACTGGAACGACGGACATCTCTTTACCGGAGGCGCCCGGGGCGACGTGTTGGCGCGGGACCCGACCGACGCGCAGTACGGGGCGATGTGGACCGGGGCGATCGGCACGTGGACCCCGAGCGACGCGAGCGGGGCGGGGCTCGTGTTCAGTAATCCCCTCGGCAAAGTCTGCCTGATGGGCCACCTCGTGTACATCTGGGCGTCGCTGGTGTATCCCGTGACCAGCAACGGCGCGACCGTCAACATTGGGGGGCTCCCGTACATCAGTGCCGTCGGGTTTACAAGTGGGTTCTACCAAACCTTCGGGATCACCCACTCGTTTCATTTGCCGGCCGACGCCGCGAACATCTTGGTGCTCCACCCGACAACGTTCGCCCAACGCACGAATGCCGAAATGAGCGGACAAACGATCACGTTTGCGGGGGCGTATCCCACCATCGTGTAACGGTTCAGATAAGGGGAAAACTAGGCTCTAATAGGCCCATGACGACGCCCGACTCTATCCCTCGAGTGCTCGGGGGTATGCGGATGTCCTTGGCCCTGATCGGCCTGGCGATCGCCGTGCTCGGGGTGATCGCGCTGGTCGCGGTCGCCTGGGTGAGCTTCAGATCCCCTTCCGTCCCAAAGTTTCAAATCGTCGCGGAGCAGGGCAGTGTGTTGTGCATCGTTGTGGACGACCAGGTCGCGGCCGATGATGCGGCGCTGCTCCAGATTGCCGACAAGCTCGTGCCCCGATTTCGCCTCCCGATGCTCGAGCTGCACGTGTGGACGGACGGGCGCCAGGTGCCGTACGACATTCGCAAAATCTCGGCCGCGCAACGGGCGGCGCGGCGCGCGCTGGTGGAGATCGACGTCAATCGGGACGTGCGCAAGGTCGAACGCCCCGCGAAATAGCGGGCCGGAAAGTACGTACTTTGCGCGCGGAATTAGGAGCGATCTGGCCTCGTGGGGGAACCCCTCGGGGGAACCCCTCGGAGAAGTCGTGAGTACTCAGGTAGTTACGCGGTCGACTCTCGGCCTTCTAAGCCGAGGGTCACTGGTTCAAGCCCAGTCGGGCGCGCCAATAAATACAAGGGTTTACGAGGATTTTGTCGGGCGTGGCGCGGTCGGGGGCGCCCCCAACGTATTTTAAATTAGTTAAAAATAGGCCAAAATACGCGCAGTGCGAAAACATGGGGGAACCCCTGGGGGAACCCCAAAACGCAAAGCCCCGCCGCCGGACTCGGCGCCTACCAGGCTCTTGAAACCGGAGGACGTCGCCCGCGAGTTCCAGATCTCCAGGGCGTCGGTGTATCGCCTGATTGCGGACGGGGATCTGCCGTCCGTCAACCTCGGGAAACGCAACATTCGGGTGCCGTTCGACTCCCTCGTCGCCTGGATCAAGAAGAAAGAATCCGGCGGTTGATCAGTGCGGCGCGCCTCGCCGCGCAGATTGGTTCGCGACAAACTGCAACAGCAGCGCCCGCAAGTCGTCGTCCAGGGCGGCGAGGTCGTCTGCCGTGGCTAACCGAAAGCCCGCGTCGGTCACCGCCAGGACCGCGCCACAGCCCGCACAGGCGGTGAGATCGCCCGGCGAGAGCGTCGGCGTCGGCTCGGTCTCGTCGACGCTCAGACTCGTGGCCGCATCCAACGGCGACGAACAGCTGGGACAGGTCCGGCGCCTCGTTCGTTCCGTATGGACGAAGAGGCGCCTCATTGCGGCCAGCCCCGCACGCGCGCGACCGCGGCCGCGTGTCCCGCGATGGCCGCGGCCCTGGACGTGTAGCGTTCCTGGTAGTTGTCGAGCGCGCCGCCGAAGATCATTGTTTCCCAGAGTACGGGCGGCCCGAGTCCCCAATTGTGGTCGAGCCCGAGAAAGACGGTCGAGATCTCCACGTCGCCGATCTCGGTTTTGCCGACGTGTCGATTCGCCGTTTCGAACCACGCCGCCCACACGGCGAGGTCGTCGCACGCGAGGGGTTCGCCGTCGAGTCCAAGCACGTACCGCCCGTGACGCATTCGCCCTGTCTCAGGATCCGGCCGCGTGTCGCACGAGGCGCAAGCGCGGCGCCGCCGGCACGACGGGCGGGGGAATCGTGGGCATCGTCGCCTGGGCCGCGCCGGCCTTCGCAATCGCCGCCGCGACGCGCGCCGACACGGCGCCACGCGTGTACCGTTTCGTCGTTTCGAAACTCGCGTGCTGCAGGAGCTCCGAGACGGCGCCGATGTCGCCGGTCTCGCGATAGATCTCCGACGCGAACGCGTGACGGAGATCGTACGGGTGACAATTCGGCGGGAGCGCGCTGAGCTCCTCGCGCCAGGTCTGATCCCCCGTCTCGGCGGCGACGCGCGCGGCCGCGGCCGCCGCCCGCGCGAGCCCGACGCGCCAGGTCTTACCGACACTGGACGCGGACCACGTTCGCCCCAAGAGGCCCGCGGCCGCGAAGTCGCGGAACGCGTCGACGGCCCGCGGGAGCAGCGTCACCCAGGCGCCGTGGGTCCCCTTGCCCTTGCGCCGCGGCCGGAGATAGACGCGCCCCTGGGCCAGATCCAGATCCCGCGCGCGGACGCGTCGGAGCGTCGCCGGCGCGATCCCCGTCCAGGCCATCACGCGAAGACGGATCTTCGACTGCGAGATCGGCGGGCGCGTTTCGCCCCGTCCGGCCCGGCCGCGATCCGGTAGCGCCTCGAGAATCAGGTTCACGATCCGCGCGGGAATGTCGCGCGGCTCCGCTTTCGGTGTAGCCAACCGCGCGATGCCGGTCGTCGGATTCTCGTCCCCATCGAGCGCCTGAAAGAATTTCCGCAACCGCGAGAGTCGCTGGTTGCACGTGGACTCGGCCGCGCCCGCGGTCGTCCACCCGGAGATCACCTGGATGACCTCGAGTCGCGTGATCGTGCGGCGATCCCGATCGCCGAGCGGGCTCGTCATCCAATGGGTCAAGAGATCTTCGGTATCGATGCGATACCGTCCCTCCGGCAGCGCGGCGATAAAGTCCCGGATATCCGCCGCGAGGCTGCCGCGCCCGGGCGCGCTCGGCGCCGCCGTGGCGAGCGCGTACTTCGCGCCATGTTGCCACGCGCGGATCTGCGCGAGATCGGTGCCGAGGGGAAACCGTTCGCGCCGAAGTGTCTGTGTCCCGTCTCGCGAATTGCCAATGCGGACCCGGGCGACGAGCGCGTCGCCATCGCGAACAATCCCAGGCCCAAGTCGAAGTATGCGATGTCGTCGTGGCATGTCGGCAGGTCTCAGGTATCAGAGCGTCTCAAGACGTCTCACAGTATGAATACGTGTGATTCTGCCTAATTCTAGCTCAATTAATTGACAACACGTCGAAGCGCAACTATATAAGAAGCAACGCGCCCTATTGCAGCATTTGCAGCAGGGTTTACCGCTCCCCAGCGGCCGTGATCGCAGCCCGCCAGATCACCGGATGTTGTGATTTGGGCGCCCCCCGCAACCGTTCGCTTGTCCGAAGGAAGGGAACAACCGTATGCCGAAGGTGAAACGATCACCCGTTGGGAAACGATCCGCCGGCGTCCGCGAGGCCTATCTCGAGACGTTGCCCGTCATTCTCACGCTCGACGAGCTCGCGCCGATCTATCGCTTGTCCCAGTCCACGATTCGGCGACAACTGCAGCAGGGGACGTTCGCGCCGCGCCCGTGGGACAAGTACCCGTACCGCTGGCGCCGCGATGATGTCCTCGCGGATCTGAAACGCGTCCGCCCACCGCAACCGCGGCGCCCGCATGGGTTCGCGGCCGTCGGCAAACCGCGCCCGGCGCGCGCGACGCTCCCGCCGCTCCCCGCCGCCTCGCGTCGGAGTCGTTAACCCGCACGCTCGAGGGGGCCGCGCCATGAAATGGTTCCAATTGGACGCGGACGCGCCCGACGATCCGAAGGTCCGCGCCGTCGTGCGCGAGCTCGGCCCGGCCGGATTCGGCGGGCTCGTCGGGCTCTGGTGTCACGTCGCGCGACACGGGCGCCGGCCAGGTCAAGGCGTCGACTCGCGCGGCGCGCCGCTACCCGTGGAAGATCTCCAGGCCGCGTCCATGCTGCCGGCGGATCAGTTCTCGACGTTGATCGACGTCTGCACGCGGACGGGACATTTCCGGCGCGACGCGTGGGATCTGCATCGCGGGATCTGGATCCCCGCGATGGAACGCCGCGCCGATCAATACGCCCGGCGCCAGGCGCGGCTGGGACAGCTCCCCCTCGATTGGACCGGCGGCCCTCGATGAATCCGGGCGTCCGGATGGTGCTGCGTATATTTCTGCGCGAAATGTGCGGAGTTTGTCCGCGTACAAGACAAGACAAAGATCAAGATCAAAACCCGCGCGCCGATGGCGCGCGAAGAAGAAGGCATCACGATTTTGACCGTCAATTCGGCTCAAAACGAATAAGGTCAAGGGCTTAGGCTGTGGAAAAGGCTGTGGAAAACCTGTTGATGAATTGTGGAAGGTGGATCCCGTGCGAAATCTGACCTGGCGAACCCTGCTCGTCGTCTCGCTGTTGGCGGTCGTGATCGCATGTCGGCCGACCACGATCGTCAACAACCTCCCGAACGACCCGAGCCCGGTCGTGACGGCGGCCGTCGTCGTGAAGCACACGATCCAGTTTCGCGTGAACGGCAACGCGACCAGCGTCCGCGTCCGGTACTCGACGCCCATCGATGGGCTCGGCCAGGTGGTGACGTCCCTGCCGTACTTCAACACGCTCGTGGTCGCCGGGGATTCCCTTTTTCTGTCGCTCGAAGGCACGCCGATTAGTTACGGGTTCGCCGTGTTCTACCCGTTCTTCTCGGTCCAGATCGTCGTCGATAACAACGTCTTTCGCGAGGCGACGACGCAGGACTTTCTCCTGGCGCCGCTTTCGATCAGCGGGCAATGGCGGCAATAGATGGCGACGGTCCTCCCGCACCCGATCGCGGAACTCCTGCTCGAGGATCTGCGTCGCGCGGCGCTCTATCTCGACGAGCTCGGCGCCGGCCCGGCCCGCGACGCGGCGACGGCCCGCAACCATGCGACGCGCCTCTGGGCGGCGTCCCAAGCGGTCGAGCGCCTGGTCGTCGCCGTCGAGGGGATCGTCGTCCAGGAACGCGCGCGACGGGCGAACGAGGGGACGTGCGGATCATGACGGCGACGTGTTACCGCGTTCAGGACGCCGACGGGCGCGGGCCGTGGCGGCCCGGATTCTCGCGGACGTGGATCGATGAGTCGGCGCCGGTTGGCCGGCTGAGGGAAACGATCTTCGATCTCGTACACCCACATCTCCTTCGACAATTCGCGGCGACATACCACGTCGGATCGGCGTGTCGGACGCGCGATGCGCTCTGGCAGTGGTTCACGCCGATCGAACGCGCCCGACTTGAGGCCCGCGGCTACCATGTCGTCCGCCTGGTCGGCGACGTCGTCATCGCCGAAAGCGACTGGCAGATGGTGATCGGTCGGCCGCGCCCGTTCTCGGAAGGGGCAACACGATTGCGGTGGGATCGGCGATGAATGGCGCCGACCGCGCCGCCTGGACTCGGCAGCTCGGCGGCGAGCTCGACGCTCCGCCGCTCCGCGCGAACAAGTACCACGCGCAGATGTGCACCGTCGACGGGATCCGCTTCGACTCGACGAAAGAAGCGCGCCGGTACGAAGAGCTCAAAGTCCTGGCGGCCGCCGGCGAGATCCTCGCGCTCGAGCGGCAACCGGAGTTTCCGATCATCGTCCTCGAGCTGTGGCGCGACGACGGCCAGCAGGTGCTTTGCGGGCGCTATCGCGCCGACTTCCGGTACGTCGATGCACAGAGCGGCGAAGTCGTGATCGAGGATACGAAGAGCGGGCCGACCAAGACGACCGCGTACCGCTTGCGTAAGCGCCTCGCCGAAGCGATTCACGGCGTGACTATTCGCGAAGTGTGAACGGATGGGGGCAGCGATGGAGATCAATCCGGGGCGCCTGGCGGAGCTCGAGGAGTGGGCCGCGGTGCACGAGCGAAACGCCGCCCGCCTCACCTGGTCCGATGACGAGCGCGCGGCGCTCGATGACATCCGTCGGGCCTGTCGGTTTCAGAGCGACGCGGACGCGATCCGCGGCGCGCTCTGGTGGTACGCGCGCTTCCTCGAGCTCGACGTCCCGTCTGATGTGTTCGCGCTCGCCCTGCCGGCCGCGACGCGGGCCCATGTTCGCAGCGCGGTCGCGGCGCCGGCCGCCAGGTCGGAGGCGGCGGACGACCAGAGCGATCTCGGTTGTGAAGAACACGAAGGCTTTCTCGGTTGAAGGAGACTCCCCGCATGAAACACGTTCTATTGGCTGTCCTGTCTCTCGCCCTCGCGTCGACCGCGGACGCGTCGGCCCTGCTGAACTTCACCTCTGGCGCGGCCGCGGCGCTCTGCGATACCCGCGTCGCCGTTTCGGCCGTCAACTGCGGCGCGGGGTTCACGGTCGTCGGCGACACGATCGCGTACGTGGGCGCGATCGGGACCTGGCAGATCGACACGCTCGCGATCACAACGTCCAACACGCCAGGCGGGCCGACGCTCGGCAAGATCAACCTCGGCCTGGTCGACGTGCGTCACCTGAGCGGGCCCGATGATCTGACGGTGGACTTCGGCCACGACGGGTTCACCGCGCCCGTCGGCCAGGGCCCGCTGACGGCCACGGGCGCCGACAGTGCCGACACGGTCGTCGCGGGCGATGCGTCGTACCTGACCGGGTACGCCCGCAATGCGAACGACATGGCGATCGCCGCCCCGACGTCGGCCACGGCCCTCGACGTGATCCTGCACGTGCCCGGGTGCTTCCCGGCCGCCGGCGTGACGCAGTCGTGCGCGATGAACTCGCCGGACGTGCCGTTCACGGTCGTCGGCCCCTTCTACAGCCTGAGCGCCCGCGCGGAGATTCATCAACACACGAGCGCGCTCGACCAGGCGTCGTACTTGGCGAAGGCGGCCGCGAACGTGCCCGTCGTGCCGGAACCGGCGACGCTCATCTTGATCGGAACGGGACTGCTCGCGCTCGCGGCGCGCCGGCGGCGGGTGCGCTGATGGCCTTCGCGGAAAACACGAGCGTATCGGTCGAGAAATCGCGGGCCGAAATTGAACGGCTCTTGATGCGCCATCGGTGCACGAAATTCATGTGCGGCACCGACAACGAGCAACACCGCGCGACGGTGCAATTTCAAGCGAACAACCGGATCATCCGCTTCGAAATCGCACTGCCCAATCCGGCCGATCCAGCCTACCGAAAGATCAAGAACAGCTATCTCCAGCGGTCGAGCGCGGGCATCGAGAAGGTGGTCGATCAAGCCAGCCGAACCCGCTGGCGCGCGCTGCTCCTGGTGATCAAAGCGAAGCTCGAATCGATCGAGAGTGGGATCGCGACGTTCGAAGATGAATTCCTCGCCCACATCGTGCTACCGAACCAGCAAACCGTCGCCGAGTACATCGGCCCGGCAGTCGAGCGGATGTACAAAACCGGCGTGATGCCGCCGGCCGACCGTCAACTGACGAGCGGGGACGTATGACGGGCCCGATCGCGCGCGTCACGTGTCCAGGTTGCGGCGGCCTGTTCGCGCGGCGCCTGGACGGCCGCACGCCGTACCGGCATGTCTGCTGCACCGATCCGACCTGGCGGCCGGCGCCGCGCGCGCGCTGTCGCTGCGGCGCGTATCTGACTCGGAGCGTCCTCGACGCGGTGTATTGCCGGAAGTGTGATCGCCGGCGAACCTTGACGAAGCCATGAATTCTGACGAGCGATTCATCGTCGCCGAAGTGTCCAAGAATTGGAAAGACGGGCAAGAACTGACCCCTGGCTCGGGTCTGCTCGCGCAGCAATTCGAGCGCGTGATCGCTGTGAACGAGGCTCGCGGCTACCGGCTCGTCGAGTGGCGCCTTCATCGGCTGATGACGGGCCCGAATGAAATGAACGAAACGATCATCGCCCTGTTCGAACGCGCGGTGGTCTAGGCGCAGAATCACACACCCAAAAGGGAGAGACACATGGACCGACCGAAGAACGAGATCGACGTACAAGAAACGCTCGACAAGTACCTCGAGGAGAACCCCGTCGTTCAGCAGTACGTGATGAAGATCTACTACGTGCCCTCCGGCGCTGAGATTCCGCCCGCCGCGACGCATATGGTTCGGCTCACGGCCGTCGACGAGCCCACGCTCGAGCTCCGCCTGGGCGTCGTCGCCACGCCGAACACGACGGCGATTGCGAACGCCCTCCTCGGACTCATCGGCGCCGCGGCGCCCGATCCGAAGGAGCAATGAAGTTCTGCGACGAACCGGGCTGCGGCGCGCTGGTGGCTCGCGGCCGCTGCGCGACGCACGCCCGGGTCGTCGACCGTGCCCGCGGGTCGCGCCAGGCGCGCGGCTACGGGAACCGCTGGGCCCGACGTGCCCAATTGTTTCGCGCCCAGTACCCGCTCTGCGGGAACCGCCCACGCGGCCAGGTGCCCGTGATGTCCCAGTGCTTCGACGAGCAGCGGGTCACGCTCGGCGCCCATGTTGATCACGTCGTCCCGCATCGAGGGGACGAGGCGCTGTTCTGGGATGAACTCGGAAACTGGCAAACGCTCTGTGCCGCCTGTCACACGCGGAAGTCCGGCGCGGGATTGTGACGCCGTCGCGCCGCGTGCGCACGGTCGTCGTCGGCGCGCGCCGGCGGGGGGGGGGCGTGTCCACGCGCCAGGGGGACGCCCCGGGGAC